ATGTGACTGGTATACCATCGTATCTTGTGAATGATATTTGTTCACAAATTATGCGATGGGCTCGATGTTCTGGTCAAGTATTTGCTATTGAGCGTGTAAAAGCTCTTAAGCAATTACTTATCAAAGGAGGTGACGTTCCTAATGGTTTCGCAAGAAATCGTTCGGGAGGTCTCAAAGGGGTCTTTGGATCCCTTATACGTTGGGGCAAAAAGAATGAGAAGAACTTTGGAAAAGCTCTTCAAGCTCTGATGTCATACACGTATTTTTCTTTTGAAAAACCTACTGCTAGCCAAAAACGAAAGTTTAAGGCAGCAGTATCATCTGATAAGGCTGATAACCTTTCAGCTGAATTCCACAGAGACTTTGCATTGTCTCTGCGGAGAACGTTTGGCATGCGGACTATCAAACGTGATAATATGAATAATATTATTACGTATCGTGGATCCGATTCTCGGTTTAGACCTGGTATTTCGGGGTTGTTTCCGAAATCACCTACCTCTTCCGGTATCGTAGACTATTGCACGCTTTTACAGGTGCCTAGTTTTCGAAAGATCTTCCAAAAATATAGGATGCTCTTTGATCCTGTCTTTAAGGGAATCGACATTGATAGTTATGATAATGATTCGTTTATCAGCGATGTTGGTGCTGATTCTCGTATTCGTTCTCAAAACTATCCCTTATTAGGAGGAGAAGTTCACTTCCTAATGCAGGAAGGTGGTAAGATGCGTAGTATTGCATCTCCTCACCTTGTCTTTCAAATGGCTTTACAGCCACTTGGTTCTTCCGTTTACTCGATAGTTCAATCGCTTCCTTGGGATTGCACTTTTGATCAGTCCAAAGCTTTACCGTTTGTACAGTTAGCTCTACAACAAGGTCAAACAGTTCATTCTGTTGATCTCAGTTCAGCCACGGATCATTTTCCAATGACCCTTCAACTGTCCTGTCTCCGATCTTTGTTTGGTAATCAGCCAGACATAGAATTATTCAATGAAGTTAGCCGATCGTATTGGTTAACCTCAGAGAATGATATGATTCGTTGGAAACGCGGCCAGCCCTTGGGATTGTATCCAAGTTTTGGTACGTTTACAATGACTCACGGATGCTTGTTGTGGTATCTTAACAACCAATCATTTAATAATGATTTCTTTGTTCTTGGTGATGATGTTGTCATCTTGAACAATGATCTCTATATTAAGTATATTGATTGTTTGGATACTATGTCATGCCCGTGGTCTTCAGAGAAATCAATTTCTTCTAACAAACTCTCTGAGTTTGCTGGAAAATTGATTACATCATCATCAACAATTCCGATGATGAAGTATAAGAAGTTGTCTAACGACAATTTCTTGGACATCTGTAGACTACTTGGTCCTCACTCTGAAATTCTTTTGACGAAACCTCAGAAGAAAGTTTATGATGATGTTTGTCATTTACTTCCTCCTTTTGGTCTCAACTTCTCATATCCTGGAAGTAACTACTCCAAGATGTTTGATGAAACTCAAAAGAAGATCAAGCCATCGAACGCAGTCGTTGCGTCCCTAATGGGGCTATCATCCGTCGTCCGTAAGAATATCTACGGAAAGCGAATTGTTAAGAATGTTCCTGTAAATTTGGAAAATTTACTTGAACTTCTTTCCACTTTCGACGAGAAAGTAGTTGAGGTCCTTCAGACTCTCGTTCCATGGGAGTTCTGGAAACGACATCAAGGGTCTCCGATCCTTGAAGGGTATGCTGGAGTTCCTTCGGCAATCAGCGATGTTGCTGTGTTGCCACTGAAGTCTAATCCTTTACGGATTACGACTTTAAAACGGTATCAGGCTATACTAGCCCATAGAGTGTAGACTCCTCATCACTCGAATAGCC